TAAGTGGGCTTGAGGATTACAAAAACGTAAAAATTGGTAATCTAGAAGCAACACCTAATTTTTATGGTTCAGTAGGTGCAGATAGGGTTCCGCCTTTATTTGACAGATACTTCACTGGACTTAGAATTGGTGGACCCGGAAACGTAGCAATCAAAAGGAGCTAACAATGACTTATTATCCAGCAGCAAAAATTATTAATGATACTGCCGCACATACAGGCAGATTTGGTTGCATAAAAGCACTACAAGATTCTGTTATAAATACTTTGGTCGCTGAAAATATTACTGGCGATTTAACAAGTTTGCAGTTTAAATCAAATACAGCCATAGAGGGTGTTATCACAAGTGTAAAACTTGATAGCGGTACTGTTATTGCATATTTATTGTAATGGGTCTTTCTGATGCCTTAAAAAAAGCCAGTAACAGTATTCTCAAATCTGTCGGTGGTAATGTTACGTTGAGACAAATTGCAGTTGGTTCATACAATACAACAGACGGAACAATTGCTGAAACTGTTACAGATACAGTTATTAAAGGTAGTTTAGAAAATGTCAGTAAATCAGAAGTTAATGATTTAATTAGAGCAAATGATAAAAAATTAACAATTTCTGCTCAAGGTTTATCTTCAGACCCAACACCACAAGATAGAATTTTAATAAGTTCTATTGAATATCAAATAATACAAGTTTTAAAATACGAGCAGAATAATACAGCTATTACTTTTGAACTTATATTAAGAGCATGAAAAGAATAAAAATTACAGATATTGGTAATTATTCTGAAGATCAATTTGATAAAGTTTTGAGATTTGCTGTATTACGTTTAAACAGTTTAATAGTTAATGACAGTCCTGTAGATGAAGGTGGTTTTAGAGAAAATTGGCAAATAGGTCAAAATATTAAAAAAGCACCAGTTTTACCACCGCCTTATAGTAAGACAGGTCAACTGCCGCCAAAAAAAATTAATTATCAAAAAGAAAAAGCTGGAAATGTTTACACCTTGATAAATCCATTACCCTATGCTGAAGCTGTTTGCTACGGAACAAATACACCCCCTAGTTGGGGTGGTGTATTTAGGTCAAGGCAAGGCAAAACTGCAGGTTGGCCTAATATTAATGTTGCTAAAGTTGCAAATGAAATAAAAAAATTCAAACCAAAATAAATGGCAACTATTAATTTAAATACTGTCAGACAGGTAATCGAATCACGAGTTGCAACTGAACTTGCTAGTTCGCCTGCAATAAGCGTAGTTTTTGCCAATATGCCTTTTGAACCTACTATTGGTTCTAGTTTTGTACAGTGTTTAGTTAATTTTACTGGTACTAATTTTATCAATGTAAATACAAATGCTGTTACAGGTTTAATTACTTTCAATACTTTTACAAAAGCTGGCGTTGGTGCAGGTGCAAATTTAGTTATTGCAAAAAGATTGAGAGATTTATTTACCAGACAGATCGTTTCAGATGTATTTTTTGATAATCCAACAGGTCCAACTTTGTTACAAAGTACAGAGCCAGAGGGTTATTTTCAATCTGTCCTTACTGTAGAATTTGAAATATTTGAGAATATCTAATGGAAATCACAGATGAAATGCTCGACATAATCGAGCAAGTAAAAGGTAAAAGAAATCCAAAATTGTGGGATAGTCGTTGCCAATCTGCTTTATTTAGAAAAAAACAAGTTAAAAAAGTAGAAAATAAATCTAAAAAGAGTTAAACTTTCATTATTAAGTAAATTTTTTAATCATGGCAAACATTAGAGGAGAGGAAGGCTCTGTATCTTTTGATAACGGCAGTGGTTCTGTTACTGCAGTTGCATCTACGACAGCGTGGACTTTATCACTTACAAAAGATGTTCTTGAAACAACAGCACACGGAGATACTTCTAGAAAATATGTAGGTTCTTTGAAAAGTGCTACAGGTACAGTTGAACTTCAATACACAGCAACCTCTGGTGATGCTGCTGCAGAATTACTTGCAGATGTACTGACTTCTGAAGATCCTGCTGATGCTGCTTTTAATTTATTTTTAGATACAAGCGGTGGTAAAAAATATAGTTTCAATGGAATAGTTACTGGTGTAGAAAACGCATCAACCATTGGTGAGTTGACGACTGCGACTGTTAACTTTACAGTATCAGGAGACGTTACTTCTGCAATTTAATTTATGCCAACTGAAAGAACCATTGATCTTCTTGCTAATTCGTTTGATTTAAACGTTAGAAGAAAATTTACTTTGAACAACAAAGACGGCCAAAAAATAATTGATTTATATTTTAAACCTATAACAAGAAGCGATAGAAAAGTTGTAAATAAAGCGGCAGGTACAGAAGAGGCTTTGGCGATTTCAACACAGATGCTTTGCCATAAAGCAGAATTAGAAAATGGCACTAAAGCATTTCAACCTGCAGATGCCGTTAGGTTACAAAGAGAACTGCCAGAAACAGTTTTAAATGATTTGGAATTATTTTTATTTAACGTATCTGAAGATCCTATTGAAGATGCAAAGGAGTCCTAGAGGGGGATAGCTGGTTAGAGTTTGAGTTTTTCCTAGCAACAGAATTGAGTATGACTGTCAGCAGGTTACGACAGGAGCTTTCAGAACAAGAATTGTTTTTATTTGCTGCATATTATGAAAGAAAAGCAAAAAAAGAAAAAGAACAATTAGATAAAATAAGAAATAAAGGTTAAACTAATAAAAAAAGCAAAAAATAATGTCTGCATTTGCTGCCGTTACAATTGATATTAATGGTCGTAAAGCCATAGATACTTTAAAAAGAGTTAATACACAAGCACAAAAATTAGGAAAAACATTTCAAAGATACGATAAAGTAACCAAAGGTATAACTACAAGATTTAATGCACTTGGCAAAGCAATTGCTACTGTCGGTGTTGTTGAGTTTGGAAGAAGATCAGTTCAAGCTGCTGCAAATTTTGATAAGTTAAATTTACGATTAAGACTTTTAACAGAACAAACTGGTACTTTTGCTGAATCACAAAAGATAGCTGCTGATGCTCAAAAGCTTTTTGGCATCAGTACGCTTGAAGCATTGGAAGGTGTTACAAACATCACAGCTCGACTTGCACCATTAGGTGTTGGTGTTGAAGATATAAGAACAACTTTTATAGGATTTAACACAGCAGCAAAACTTGCTGGTGCTAGTTCGATTGAAGCCACAAATGCTTTCAGACAATTAGCACAAGCACTTGGTTCAGGCAGATTACAAGGCGATGAATTTAGAAGTATATCGGAACAAATACCAACTTTATTAAAACCAGTTGCAGATGAACTTGGCACAACAGTTGGAAAATTAAAAGAATTTAGTAGTCAAGGAAAAATAACAAGTGAAGTTGTTATTAGGGCATTAAAGAAAATTGAAGAAGAAGGAGCACCTGCACTAGCAGCTTTACTTGAATCTGACCCGACTCAAGTATTTAAAAATTTACAAAACAGTATAGAAGATTTACAGATAACAATTGGTAAAGCATTGTTACCTGCTACCAAAATAACGACAGTAGCCTTGACAGGTTTAGCTGAAGCAATTGATACATTACCTGCTGGTTTTACGTCTGTTGTGGTCGGTGCTACTGCATTGTTAACAGCATTTACAATATTAAAGCCTGCTGTGGTTGCAGTAAATGGAACATTAAAAGCACTTTTATTAACTTTGGCAAAATTTGGAATAGTTATTACTGGACCAATAGCTGCAGCCATTGGTTTACTTGCGTTAGGGGTTACAGGAATAGTTGGTCATTATAACGAATTAAGAAAAGAGCAGAAAAAATTAAATGAAGCAATGACAGAAGGTACTCATGCTATGAGAGATAATTTGATAGCACAAAAAGAAATGGAGTTACAAGAAAAAATTGCTCAAATGAATAGAGCTAGATCAAAGTCTGGTCATATGCAAAAAGTTGCAGAATTAAAAGAAGAAATAAAAATGTTAAAAAGAAAAAATGAAATAATGACTATTGGTGGTATTCAATACGACTCAAATATGGTGCCAATCAAGGGTCAGTTTGATGAACAAGATAAAAAAGATAAAGCAGATGCAAAAGCAAATGAAAAAGCAAAAAATAGTATTGTTCAACTTGAAAGAAAAATTAGATTAAAAACTACAGAAGATGAGTTTGATAGAGCAATGTTGGAAAGACAGTTTCAGTTTCAAGATGCAATTGAAAAAGCGTTGGAAATTGAAGATGAAAGTTTGAGGTTGGATAAAGTTAGATTGATTAATAAAGATTTTCAAATTGATAAACAAGAAATACTTAACAACAAGTTAAAAGAAGAAAATAAAGTTTTTCAAGATATTGCTAATACAATTCAAGACGGCATAGTTTCAGCTATTGATGGTGCAATTCAAGGAACAAGAACACTTGGAGAAGTTGCTCGTAGTGTTATGAGTACAATAACCTCTACATTAATTCAAGCTGGTGTAAATCAATTATTAGGAGGTCTTTTTCCAAGTTTATTTGATAAAAAAGCAAAAGGTGGTCCTGTTAGTTCAAGAACACCTTATCTTGTTGGGGAACGTGGTCCAGAAATTTTTACACCTTCTAGCAGTGGCATGATAACTCCCAATCATTTAATGGGTGGTGGCAGTACAAATATCGTAGTTAATGTAGACGCTAGTGGTTCATCTGTAGAAGGTGATCAAGACGAGGGCAGACAATTAGGTGTAGTATTGTCTGCAGCAATTCAAGCTGAATTAATAAATCAAAAAAGGCCGGGAGGTTTACTAGCATAATGGCAACTTTTCCTGACATAAAACCAACATACAATATAAAAAAATCAAGCAAACCTAAATTTAGAAGAGTTAGATTCGCAGATGGATATGAGCATAGAATTACTTTTGGTCTTGCAGAACATTCAAATCCAAAAGAATTTAAATTAACCTTTATTGTGTCTGAAACAGATGCAGATACAATCGAAACATTTTTAGATGCTCGTGGTGGTACGGAAAGTTTTGATTATACGCCACCTGAAGAAAGTACACAGATGAAGTTTGTCTGCGAAGTTTGGGATAAAACAATCACTTTTAACAATAGAGCAACAATACAAGCAACATTTAGAGAGGTTTTTGAGCCATGAGTACTGCTCCAATAATAACGGATTTACAAAAAATAAATCCGTCTGCAATTATTGAACTTTTTACTTTGGAAACAGATGCAACTTTGCATGGTTCTGCACAAACTTACAGATTTCATAATGGTACAAATTTAAATAATAATTCAGATATTATTTGGGCTGGAAATCAATACTTGAAGATGCCAATACAGGCAGAAGGTTTTGCGTATCAAAAAGGCCAACTGCCAAGACCAACATTGACAATAAGTAATGCTTTAGGAACGATTACAGCAATTCTTTTGAACGTTAATACTGTAACTGTAGGAAATGATTTAACAGGTGCTACTGTGACAAGAATAAGAACGTTGGCAAGATATCTTGATGCTGTTAACTTTCCAATAACAACAACCAGCACTACAACAACTTCGACCATAGCAGATCCGGCTGACGCTGAATCTGTCACTTATACTGTCACTGTTGTTCAAGATTCTGGTGGAAATAATGTTTTTGCTTTAAATGGTGTACAGAAACCTGTAATAACCATGAAACGAGGCTCCACTTATATATTTAATCAATCTCACAGTTCGAATGTTGGACACCCATTAAGAATAAAATCTGACGCTGGAGGGCAACAATCTACAACAAATGCTGGAACACTTGGAACAGATGCAACAGTTACATATCAGCCAGTTTATCCTGATGCCCCTAATGACCTCAGATATTATTGCACAGTTCATGGAAATGGCATGGGAAATACAATCACAATGAACAATCCGAATACAACGACCCAACAAACTACAACAACCACAAATCAGCAGTTAAATCCATTAGGAACACCAGACCCTACAGCAGAGTTTCCTAGAGAAATTTACAAGATAGATAGAAAATCAAATGAAAATAGAGATATTGTTACTTTTGAATTAGCTGCAGTTTTTGATTTAGCAGGTATTCGAAGTCCTAAAAGACAATGCACAAGATCTGAATTTCCTTCAATCGGTACGTTTGCAACATGAATTGGAAAAATTTTGCTTTATCTCATGCCAAGGAACAAGATCCGAAAGAATCTTGTGGTTTGCTAGTTAATATCAAAGGTAAAGAAAAATATTTTGCCTGCAGAAATTTAGCAATTACATCTCATCAGTGTTTTATTATTGACCCTGAAGATTATATTAAAGCGGATAATTTAGGTCAGATTACAGCAGTCGTACATAGTCATCCTGTAACACCTCCAACAGCAAGTGAAGCCGACAAACTTTCATGTGAACAATCAGGTTTACCTTGGCATATTGTTAATCCAAAAACAGAAACATGGGGATATTATAAACCTTGCGGATATAAAGCATCATTAGAAGGCAGGCCATGGGTCTGGGGTGTAACTGATTGCTGGTCACTTGTAAGAGACTTTTATTTTGAAAAGAAAGGAATAAATTTATTAGATTATGAAAGACCTACTACACCACAAGAATTTTTGGACAATCCTTTATTTGAAAAATATGCAGAAACTACTGGTTTTAAAGAATTAATGCCAAACGAAAAATTATTAGATGGTGATGTTTTATTAATGAGTATTTTACATCCAACTTTAAATCATGTGGCAGTTTTTTTAGATGGAAATATTTTACATCATTTAACAGATAGACTAAGTTGTATAGAACCATATAATGAATGGTATCTGAAATGTACTGGTAAAAGGTATCGCTATGCTTCGTAAAATCAAACTTTATGGAGAACTTGCAACTTTTGTTGGCCATAAAGAATTTGAAGATATTTGTGTAAATAGCGCAGCACAAGCTGTAAGTTTTTTAATTAATAATTTTCCGCAACTGGAACCTTATATGTCTGATAAATATTACAAGGTTATAGTTGGAGATTATGATTTATCAGAAACTGAATTGCATCATCCAGCAGGTACTTCAGATATAAAATTTGTACCAGTTATATCTGGTGCTGGTCGTGGTTTAGGAAAAATATTATTAGGTGCTGCAATGATTGGATTAGCTTTTGCTACAGGTGGTGCTAGTTTTAGTTTTTCAACTGGTTTTACATTTTCAAGTTCGGCTTTAGGCGGTGCATTTGTTGCTAAAGCTGTGACCTATGTAGGTGCAGCTTTAGTTTTATCAGGGGTAAGTGATATGTTATTTCCTGTGCCAAAGCCAAAAGAATTTTCTAGTGAACAAGACCCTAGATTATCTTTTAGTTTTAGTGGAACTCAACAAACAAGTCGTGCTGGTACACCAGTTCCAATTTGTTATGGTGAAATATTTACAGGTTCAGTCGTTATAAGTGGAGCAATTGATACGCAGCAGGTTCAAGCATGAAAAAATTTATTAGAGGTGCTGGCGGTCCACCTCCACCCCCACCCCCTAGACAACCCACAAGAACACCAGACACTTTACACAGTAGACAATTTGCTACATTTCTTGATTTATTGTCAGAAGGTGAAATTGAAGGCTTTGCAACTGCATCAAAAGAAGGACTTACAAAAGGAACAACAGCATATAATAATGCAGCATTAAAAGATATATTTTTAAATAACACGCCAATACTTAGGTCAACTGCAAATTCATCAAATCCAGCAGCTACTGATTTTAATTTTCAAGATGTAGGGTTTGAGCCTAGATTTGGAACAAGTAATCAAACAAAAATAAGTGGTATTGAAAGTAGTTCTTCTGTTACTGGTGTTGGTGTAACAGTTACAGCTTCGTCACCTGTTACAAGACAGATAACAAATTCTAATGTAGATGCTGTCAATGTAACTATAACTTTTCCTCAAATTCAGAAAGCAACAAATGAAGGTGATCTGTTGGGTTCAACAGTTCAATTAAAAATTTCAGTTCAATATAATAGTGGTGGTTTTACAGATGTAATTACAGACACGTTTACAGGAAGAACTGCAGACGCTTATCAAAGAGATTACAGAATAAATTTAACAGGTTCTTTTCCTGTAGATATAAGAGTTTCAAGAATAACTGCTGACAGTACAGATACAAGTTTGATAGATGCTTTTCAATGGACAAGCTTTGGCGAAATTATAGATGACAGCAATACTTATGCAAATAGTGCTTATAGTTCTTTACGACTTGATTCAATGCAATTTAGCTCGATACCGAGTCGTAAATTTAGAATCAGAGGTGTCAAAGTAAGAATACCGGGTGCAGGTGCAAATAGCTCTGGCACACCTTCAGTTGATAGTACAACTGGCAGAATAATTTATCCTAATGGATATATATTTAATGGAGTCATGGGTGCTGCTCAATGGTGCAGTTGTCCTTCAATGATTTTATTAGACATACTTACAAACAGTCGTTATGGATTTGGTGATCATATTTCTGACAGTACCCTAGATTTATTTTCGTTTGTAACTGCAAGTAAATTTGCAAATACTCTTGTAAGCGATGGTTTAGGAGGGCAAGAAGCAAGGTTTAGCTGTAACGTAAGTATTCAATCATCATCAGAGGCTTTTGACCTTA